TGGCTCAATTGCTATATCTACATACAGTTCGTTTCTGTCGATCCTTGTAGGCGTGTTATTTGTGTCATCACATACTACCAAGAAGTCAAACAATGCCCTTTGGCCAACAAGTTCTAACAAGAATGATTCAACCGCTTGTTTGATTTCATTTCTAGTCAACTCATCGTTCGGCTCAAATATGAACGGTTTTGCGATTGCATCTAATTGTGTTCTTAGGAACACTGCTAATCTTGAAACGTTTATTCTATCTAGTGCCGAACTTGCTGATGTTTTAGTTAGGTTACCAAAGTTCACAATACCTGCTCCACTAAAGAATGTGATCGGATTGATCTTAACTTCATGCATTGAATCTCTCACTGACTCCGTCACAGATATTGCTTCAAACTCACCGCTACTTGAATTTATAAATCCAACCGATGTAGCGTTATCAACAACACCTCTTCTAGTTCCTGATGGAGCAAACCATGGGAAAGCGATATTATCATTGTTTGCTAACACCCTCAACATCATGTGTGATGGTGGAACAACAATTTGTTTTCCTGTGTTATCAGTTGTTAATCCTGATGGATAAAATACTCCTAGATGATCACTTGAACTCACAAGGCCATCTTCACCATTGTCTAGTGCTCCGGCTGTGTTG